CTGCACCCATACCCATAGTTGTAGTAAGTAAAGGTATTTGTAAAGACCTAGTACCTAACATTTTAGGTTTGTTTACTTGTGTTTTTGTTGTACTACTTTTCTTTTTTCTTGAAGGTCTATTCTTTGCTACTGATACTGTTTCAGCAGTAGCTTCTATTGCACTATCTACTGGTTCTGGTTCTGGGGGAGCTGGCGGTCTTGGTCTACGCAAACACATAATTAGGCAACTCCTGTTTTTCTACCTGTAATTCCTCTTGAGAATTTTCTTTTCATTCTAGCATCAGCTAACGATTTTGCCTTGGCTTTATTATTAGCTAAGTTAGCTTTTTGTTGTGCTGTTTTAATACCTCCTCCTGATCTACCAGTAAGTGCTGTAGTTGTAGCTAGGTTTTGTTGGCTTGGGTCTACATAAGTTCCTTCTTCTTTTTGTCTTTTAATCATTAAAGATTCAGTAGCTTTCTTTGTATCTTTAGGATTATCTACACCTGTTTGTTTACCTGTTACAACAGGTGGAGCATTACTAAACTTAGGTTTCTTTTCAGTAGTAGTAGCTGAACCTCCCATACCAAAACACATAACTAATTCTCCAATACCCTTTCAGTTAACATGGTTTCTTTCTGTCTTAGTTGTTGTTCTATCAGGAAGTCTACAACATATCTTTGACCAGCTTTATACCATATTTCTTTTTCAGACATAGACAAATCAGGGTGACGTTGAGGAAAGACAGAGTCTAAACCATTGATAAGTTCATCTGTAATAGGTGGCAGATTTCTGTTTTCCAAAGTAAAAAGCTAGTTATATTTATATTATATGTTACGATATAAATAGCAAGGAGTGGTTACTTTGCTGCAACACAACCTCCATGTGAGATAGGGTAGGTTGGCAAGTTCAAAACCCTAGGTGAGTGGTTCCATCTAGGGTTTTGTTTTGGGGTTCCAAAGTTTTACTTGTCCTGTAAATATATCATAATCACCAGTTCGTAATATTCTTGTAAGTCTTGCATTGAGAATTGCATCAGCCATTGTGTAACCTTTCTTCTCGTAAGTCTGTAATACTTTATGCCATAAAGCTTCTTCAGTATCAGGTACATCAGCTAACAGCTTGCTTGCAGTTACCATACCCATGCCTTTGATACCAAGTATTCCATCACCTGCGTCACCTGCAAGAGCCATTTCAAACCAATGTCTATCTGCTTTGCGTTGTGTTATATGTTCTACTTCATCTTCTGCTATCAGCTTACAAGGTATGGTTCTCATGTCTTTATCAACAGATACAATGATTGGGTCTTTGTATTTATTTGAAGTTGCAAGTAAACCTAAGACATCATCACCTTCAAGACCATCTAAATATTCAGAAGTATATTCATATTTAATTTTTTTTATTATGTCTTTTAAAGCTAGTGGTTTTCTTTTACCTAATCTATTTATTTTATATTCAGGAAAAATTTCATGTCTAAATGTTGGGTAAGAACTAAAGCACATAACTACATCATGCTTACTACCTGCTACTGATTGATAGAAAGCTAATCTATTTTCAATCAGATTCATTATGTCTCTTTCATCTGTATGTAAGGTATGCTCCCACTCATTCCATCTTGTATCTTGTTCACAAGCACAACATGAATTGTAGATAAGATAGTCAGCATCAATTAGTAAAGTCATACTTAATCTCCAAATACATTTTCATAAACAATTAATCGACCAGTATCTTGATCGTAAAGTAGCTTATCTACTTCTCCTGTCATACCAGTATGTCTTGACTTAAGTATCTTTAGTTGTAGTCTTTGTCTTTCGCTGGCTTCGCCTACTTGATTTCTTGATGCACCTAACACGACATCAGATAACTGAAGTAGTCCAGAGCTGCCCTTCAAATCTGACGTAGATATTTCTCTACCCTCTTCATGTGCCTGTCCTTGTGGTCTGCGTAAATGACTAACAAGTATAAGTGCTATACCAGTTGATTCGCATAGACTTCTAAGCTTAGTCATTGTCACATCTATAGCTCGTCTTTCATTATCTAAATCTAAACCAGAGGTAACTATTGTTATATGATCTAGTATGATTATCTGTACCCCATCAACCGTAGCCAAGTACCGTATCTGTTCTAATAAAGTATCAGGGTCAAGTGAACCAAAGTGATTATATAAAAATAGATTTCTTGTAGAAGTTAGCCTGTCAAATGATTTCTTTAATTCATCTTGGTCTACTGTTTCTTCTGCTGCTAGGTGTAAAGGTATATTCAAATCAATACCAACTAATCCCTGTAAGGTTCTTTGTACTGATTCTTCTAGTCCAATATACCCTAGCTTAAGATTCCTTTTGACCAAGAAATGATATGCTAGTTCTCTGCATATCGTACTCTTACCAGCTCCACTACCACTTGCTACAGTAAACAGTTGTGTAGGAAATATCCCTTGAGTAAAGCTATTTAATTTAGGAAAAGGAAAATCAGATATTGGTTTACTTGTTTCTTTAATAAACAAATCCCAAGCATCAGCTCCATTAATTAAACTGTCTGGTCTTGACGGTCTAGCTTTCCAAAGTTGTTGTCTTACAATTTCAAGTTCATTCAAAACTAAATGATCGTTTACATCATTACGTTCTAATCTTGCTATAGCTGCTTTACCTTTTGGTAAGACCTCCAAACATTTTTCTGCTGCTGAATTACCTGCACTATCATTATCAAAACAAATAACAATACGACAAAAAGTATCTAGCCATTTATAATTAGCTGCTAAATATTTTGGTGCTGATTGAACACCTGACGGTATAGATACACAAGGAAACTTATTACCCTGTATCTGGCAAGCACTCATGCAATCAATCTCACCTTCGCATACAGTTATAAATACAGAACCATTACCTCCATGTTGTCTCCATAGATGTTGACCCCATAGCATTACGTTTGACATATCACCTATCCATACAAACTTCTTATCTTGAAAGCGTATGTGTTGTGCTACATCATTACCCCTTTGATCTTTGTATGTAGCAACCTGAACTGGCTGTCCTCTAAATTCTGATATGCCATAACCAAATAGTTCGCAAGTTTCTTTTTTGATTCCACGTTTGGCAAGAGCTGTAGGAGTGACGGTAAGTAATTTTGTTTTTTGTTTCTTTATGGGAATGATGTTGGTGGTCATCTTCTTTTCTTTTTTATTTGGGTAGTAGGTGTAACCGCAATCTTGTGTGAAACAATGCTTATGTCCATCACTAAAGACCGCACAATTTTTCTTGCCACAATCAGGGCATATCTCTTTAATTTTGTATGTGCTTTTCATTGTCAAGATTACATCTGTGTTCATTAAGGATTACATCTACCCACTCGTCACCATTCCAAACAATCCATATATTTCTATGGTCATCATATAAAGTGCAACCGAGACTAGGGTTTTGTGGTAAAGGATAACTAGGCATCATCTTTTCCGTATAAAAGTTTTTCAAGTGATGACTTACGAGAATAATTTTTCATGTCAAAATGAATCCATTTTTTCCCATTAAAAAAAACCCATAAACCTATGTGGTCATCAAACATAAGACAACCTTTTTTGGGATTAGTTATTAAATGAAAGCTAGTTTTAAGTTCAAGCATACCAATCAGTAGGAATAAATTTGTCACAGTAGAGAAACCCATGTCTCTCACACCATTTGGCATAAGAGATAGAGTTCTTTGCTTTAGATAGTTTGGTTCTGCTATTTTGAAAACAGAACCTTATATCTAGGTCGGGTCGTTTCTCCTTAATAGCAAGATGCTTTCGTCTATCTGCTTTTGAGAAGTAGCCCTTTGTTTCAACAATAAAATTGTTGAGGATAAAGTCAGGCTTATAGCTGCAAGTGATTTCATAGTCAATGCTGAGAGTTTCATAAGTAAAAATAATTTTCTTTTTATTTAGGGTGTCAGCAAATTGACTTTCAAATTTACTCTTGTACTTAGAAGTCGGCTGCTGTCGCTGTCGTTTGGGTTTCTTCTTCGTAGCTCGCTGGCTCTGCTGTTTCAAAGTCACTTGCTCCTCCTCCTGTAAAGGGAACTATATTTCTAAAACAAATGCTTAAAGGAATACATTTAATACCAACACCGTTACCGCCAGCATCATACCCTTTAGCAAGGAAAGACATTTGACCAGTTGTTTCAGGGTCAATCTTCTCTAGCTTCTGTCTCTCTTCATCATTCATCAACTGTAAATCGTTGTTGTAAAAAGCAACAGGTGTATTGTTGTATGGCTGTCCTGTATTTGGATTGATACCACTAGCTTTTTTAGAAACTTTTACAACTAAATATTCTTCTTCAAATGACCAAGGAAAGCTAGGCTCTCCTGTCTTTTGACTTTTAGTTAAAGTAAATTTTCTATCAGGAAAAGCTTCTTTCAAAGCAGCTTTCCAACCATCTAGTAGTTGTTCTAGTTTTTGAACCATAAAGCTAGTAGCTTCTACTAACTTGCCCTGTTCATTTTTCATCTGACTACCTACTGGTATAAGTAGTTCACCTTTCCATTTTCTAACACCTTTATATTCATCAGGTGTTACATAATAAGACCAACGAAATTTTGTACCGTTGGGCGAGACAAGTTTAATTGTCTCAGGTTTTGGACCTGCTTGTTCCATGAATTGTACCTTGGTTAGTATCTGGTTTTATCGTCTATAAAAGACGTTCCTCCACTATACCTCTATTGTTTGTTATGTAAATATATATGGTGCTGTCAACACATCTGTTATATCAAATGACCCCATGCGTAGTGCAGGTGGTAACTCCTTGCTATCACTTAATTGTTGTACTGATTGATGATATAAATTATCTAAATTATTATCGCTATAAATGTTAAAGAAACTTTGCTTAACACATTCAATAAACCTTTCAAGTTCACTAGCTGGACTACCATAACAATCGTGAATGATGCAAAAGTTTTCTAACCCCTGCTTACTAGCTTCAACTAAACTCATGTGACAATGAGCTGCATCAAGACTATGAATATAATTACTAGGGAAACCCTGCATTTGTTTTCTTTTATCTATCTTGTTCTTATCAGATTCATTCAAAGATAGTTTAATACTAGAATTACTGATCTTAGTTGTTACTCTTTTTACTTGGCTTTGATAATAGTTTTGTTGAATATAGAAACCACTAGGACTATGCCAAGCTATAGGTTTATTTTCTTTATTAAAACATTTAGCTATATCTGTCAGATGATCTAATAGTTTTGGTGATTCAGGGGTTACATACTTTACAGCTTGCTCAATCATAGTTGCAAGATAAAAATTATTCTTAAAATTTTTCGCCATAAAAACATTTTCATTTACAAAATATTTTTCAATATAATTAGCTATACCGTATGTCGTTGAATTATAAGGAACCATCAATACAGGTTTCTTTATAAATGCTCTTGTAAATTTATCTCGTTCTTTATACCACTCTCTAGCTTGCTCTGTATTGTCATGTTTGATTAGCATAAGCAATACATCTAACACTTGTTTATATAGGTCTTGTGGTTTTTCTACATTCTGCAAGTTAACTTTATTAGCTAACTTTTGATTACCTGTAAGACCTGCTATGTGTTGATACCCATTGTTTGTACCATCAAGACAGCAAACATGATGCGATACATAACCCCAACCATGAAGTTGAAATTCACTCCACTCTTTACACCATTGTAAAAATTGAAATGGTTCCTTTGCCTGACCCCAAATATCTATGTTACCGATAGGGTCTTTATATACATCTTCAGCCCAATCAGTACCAAGAGAATGAGCAAACTTTATTCTATCTTCATACGATTCTTTGTTTAATCCATAATGATTTGCACCTGCTATAGCCAGCCAGTTTAGTTGCTCCATATTATTTATAGCTGCACCTTTATTAAATATATGTAGACCTCTTGCTATATCATTTCCTTGTGGGTGAAAGTTAGCAGTAACAGGGTACATTCTACCTGTCCAATCGAATTGATATATGTGATGAAATTTTTCTCCAACATATTTTTTTGCGGTATCAATCATAGATATAATTTGGTATCTCTTGCTTTTATTCTGTGCGTTCATATCATGTATTAAAGATGCTAAGTATCTCCACTCTTTCCAAGCTTCAGGGTCTTGCTCTTTATT